GACAAAGACCAAGATTTTTGAGAACCAGGTTTGATAATTTGAATTTCGACATTGTCTTCTTCAACTTTCATTTTATCTAATTGAGCAAATTCAGGAAGTCTAATTACTTGTGCTAATTGATCTTTAATAAGAGAACGTTGTTCTCGTTTTTCATATACTTCTTTATTTAGATTGAAAAGTTCTTTTTCAACACTAACTAGTTTCTTAACACAACTCTTGACTTCTTTGAGAATATTCTCCTTATATGTCTCCATTTTTAATATTATATGAATATCAATAAAACATAATCCATTTTTAAGATAATGGATAAAGAACAAATAGAAAAATTAAGACAAGCTTTTAATAAAGAACATTCTTCAATTCCAATATCGAAAGGTTCAACATCATATATTTGGAAAGAATTACAAAAAAGATTTCATAAACATTGTGACCAAAAATTACAATGTATTATTACTGAATTTATGAAAAAACCTAAAGCTCCTGAATCATGGAAGTCAAATCCTAAAGAATGGTTGACATCAGAAGATATAGATAAAATTGAAAAACAATTTGAAAAATTATATGTAGGTTATAAATATTTAGGAACTATTCCAATTGATTTTGATAAGAAATCAGAATTAGGAAAATGTATTGTTGATTCTTTATGTGCTATAAAATTAGATACTCTTTTAAAGAAAGGTTATACAAGAATAGGAATTGTATTTAATACGGATGTAAGTACAGGACCTGGTGAACATTGGATTGCTATATATTGTGATATAAGACCTGAATTAGAATATCCAAGATTTACATATTTTGATTCATACGCTGAAGAACCTGAAACTGAAATTCAAAGATTAATGTTTCGATGGAAAGAAGAATGGGATTCAAATCATCCAGAGAAAATGCTTCTTTCATATAATAAAACTCGTCATCAATATGAAGATAGTGAATGTGGAATGTATTGTTTAATTTTTCATCATTATTCCTTAAATGAAATACCTATGGATAAAAGAATTCATGATAAAGTGTGTAGAAGTTTTAGAGAATTATTTTTTAATATAGCGAAAGTGTAATGGATAATGTTCTTCCAGTAGCAGCAGATAATACTATGCTTTATGTTTACTTATTTATAGGTGTTATTGGAATAGGTTTAATAGCATGGTTTTTTTACGAAACATTAGTTCCTAATGAACATAAAGCTCTTTTAGAAGCTACACCAAAATTTAAAACTTATGAATCTGTTACTAAATTAGCTCCTATGGGATGTCCACAAACACCAGCATTCAGATTATGTGATTATTATATTGCAAGTTCATCTTATTCTCTTTTTCCAGGCTCAGATGTATATGATTATATTTCTGATAAAATTCTTCCGATGGTAATTAAGGCAGGAGCAAGATTAGTAGAATTAGATATTTATGCAGACAATAATGATAAACCTGTTGTTGGACTTAAAAATCAAAAATTAGGAACAGATTATGCTTATAATACTGTTCCTTTAAGTGCATGTCTAACTTCTATTGGAAATAATGCATTTAATTCTATAAGTTGTCCTGTATCTTCGGATCCATTTATATTAAGTTTAGTTTTTCATACAAATAAAAATATAGTAATTAATGCAGCAGCAGAATTAATTAAAGAATCAGCAATAAAACCTAGATTATTAGATTATGAATATGGATATCAACGTAAAAATGTAGCGGTAGAACCTATATGTAATTTACAAAATAAAGTAATTATTGTTTCAGGTGGGAATGAAATTAAAGGGACTTTAATGGAAGAATTAATTAATTTATCATGGTCAACTTCTCATTTACGTAGATATACATATTCACAAGCTTCTCAACCTCATGATCATGATGAATTAATTGATTATAATCGTAATAATATTACTATGGTTGTTCCTGATAATTTAGAAGATTTAAAGAATAATAATCCTCAAATTTTATTAACATATGGATGTCAATGGACATTAATGAATTATGGTTCAATTGATACAATGATGGAAATATATATTGGCGAATTTCAACAAAATAGTTCAGTATTAAAACCTGCCGGATTAAGAGCATTAAAACCTAAAAAATATAAAACTCCTATTATGCCCGACCCCTCAGTATCATTTCAACCTATGCAAAAAACTTCTCCAATTTACAACGTCGTAATTTAATTTCTCTGCGTTAAAGTATAAAAATGCCTGGTCCTGATCCTCCTCCTCCTCCTCCTAAAGTTCCTCCTCCTCCTCCTCCTAGTGCTCCTGGCGGTGGTCGTAGAAAGACTGCGTGGATGAAACATGTATCTGCTACAATGAAATCTGAAAAAAGCAAGAAAGGATCAATGGGTAAAGGTTGGTTCAAACATGTATTAAAAACGGCAAAGGCAAGTTATAAAAAGAAAGGTGGTTCTGCTTTATCACCTCTTCCTTTAAGTGGAGGAAGAACTCGTCGTCGTCATCGTGGTCGTAAATAAGTTCATATCTAAGGAAAAAAAGTAATGTAATATATAAATACAAACATGGGTGGTGGTTTATTACAACTTGTAGCATATGGTGCTCAGGATGCGTATATTTCAGGTAATCCTCAAATTACATTCTTTAAAACTCTTTACAAGCGTCACACGAATTTTGCTATGGAAGCATTTCGTGTGAATTTTAATGGACAAGCCGCATGGGGAGTAAAACATTCTGCTGTTATAGGTCGTCATGCTGATTTAATGTATTCTACTTATTTAGAAGTAGTTTTGGACGCTGGTTATTATAATAATGATCAGGGTATGTTAGGGTTTAATTTACTAAGTCGTGTAGAACTTGAAATTGGTGGTCAGCTCATTGATAGATTATATGGTGAATTTATGTATTTATGGTCAGCTCTGACTTTACCGTATGATAAGAGTATTGATCTTAGATTAATGGTTGGTGATGGCAACAACTTGGACTTCAACAGCGAGGACGGCATTGGAGTTATTCTTGGAGCAGGCTCCAGCAGTAAATTTCTTGGTGGCCAACGTAATTGCAATAACGGATCAGGTCGCCCTTCATTACCTAACAATATTCTTTATATTCCTCTTTCATTTTTCTACACTAAAAATCCTGGTGTAGCTCTTCCTCTTATTGCCTTACAATACCACGAAGTAAGAGTAAATGTTATATGGAATGATGTAAAAACTATCGCAGGTGATTTTACTGGTAAAGTTCAACCTTTACCTCCTCAACCTCTTCAATGTGCACTTTATGTAGATTATATTTATTTAGATACTGAAGAACGTCGTCGTATGGCTCAACAATCACATGAATATCTCATTGAACAAACTCAATTTAATGAAGATAAATCTATGTCTTCTCATTCAAATAGAATTGATTTAACTTTCAATCACCCTGTAAAAGAACTTATATGGGTAGTTCAACCTTCAGGATATACCAATTGTACAGTAACTCAATCTGAATTTGAAGAAAGAAGAGAGATAGCATCTGTAGTTGGAGGAACTGGTGTTACAGCAGCATCTGTAACTGTGAGAGCAACTGGAAATACTTTTACAAGTGTAACTGTATCAAGTGCAGGTAATAGTGTTTATACGATAGGTAATGTATTCACTGCTGTTACATCATTCGGAACTGTAACCTTTACAGTTTCGGCAGTTGATAGTACTACTGGTTCAAATACCGGTTTGCTTGTAGGTGTAACTAATATTACTGGAACCGCTACACCTAAATTCAGTAATACAAAAAGACTAAAACCTTTTACATATGATCAATCAGCTGTATTTGAACAACTATTACAAATTAACGGTCAAGATAGAATGGATAAGAGATATGGTGATTACTATAATAAAGTACAAAGATTCCAGCACCATACTGGTGGATTTAGTCTTATAACTCAGCCTGGAGTATACTCTTATTCATTTGCACTAAAACCTGAAGAGCACCAGCCCTCTGGAACATGTAACTTTTCAAGAATTGATACGGCACATCTTCTAATAACTTTAGATGGGTCTTTACCTATAAGTCACGAGGATGATCAAACTTATGACGTTCGTGTATACGCGATTAACTATAACATTCTTCGTATTATGTCTGGTATGGGTGGTCTAGCTTATTCCAACTAATAATATTCATATCAATAAATAATGGAAGTAGATAAACTACTTATTGTAGCACATCCTGATGATGAAGTTCTATGGGGAGGTATAAATTTATTATCACAACCAGGATGGTTTGTTATATGCTCTACGCATTTAAACGATCCTGTAAGATCTCGTGAATTCTTTAATACTATGTCATATTGTAATGTTACAAGATATATCATGTTTGATGTTAAAGATGAATATACAGAAGATCCAGAAGAAGCAGATAGATTATATGATGGTTCAATATTTGAACAATTCTTAAAAAAACTTTCTTCAAAATCATGGAAATTAGTTCTTACACATAGTGAAAAAGGTGAATACGGACATGAACATCATAGAAAAGTTCATCGCTTAGTAAAAAAGTATTTTCGCGGAGCTAAATTCTTTGATTTAGGATCTAAACTTTCTGCTGGAGATATTGAAAGAAAAAGAGCTTCTTTATTATTTTATAGAAAAACTCAATCTATTTGTAAAACTATTTTTAATAAAAAAAGCACTAGTTTAAAAGTATCTGAACGTCAATTCTTTTTTAATGAAAAAGTTTATCTCCCAGAAAAAAAAGAAATTTCTAAAATAATTCATCAAATATGGTTCGGTAAACCTCTTGCTACAAATTCAGTTAGATATCATTTAATGAAAAACGTTGAAACTTTAGCATTGAATAATGGTTATCAATATAAATGTTGGACAAATGATGATTTATTTTATGAGAATTTTCCTCTTGTATGGGAATTTATTCAATTAGCTATTCAAAAAGGTGAAGAATTAGAACAATCAAGATTCGCACAAGTTGCAGATTTAGCAAGATTGGAAATTCTACATAGATTTGGTGGTATTTATATGGATTCATTATTTGAAATTTCTACTAAATTTTTAGAATTTATAACTAGAAATAATAAGAAAAATCTTATAGTAGCAAATGAAGATCCGTGTGAATTAAATTGTAAAGGTGTTGATGGAAAAAAATATATGTCAAATGGATTCTTTGCTTCAAAACCTGGCTCAGAAATTTTGAAAAGATTACTGAATTATGATGTTCTTGAAGAAGTAGATTGGGATAGTGTTTATATTAATCGCACTACTGGTCCGTATTTTTTCAGATCAGCAATGAAACCTAGTGATGATATATTAGTTATTCCAACTGAGAAAATATATCCATTTATGGTCAATGATTCTGCGTATAGAAAAGCAAAACCTAATGAATGTATTACTCAAGACGATAAAGTCTTACATAATTGTCTAAAAGAAAAATATTCTGAATCATTAGCAGTTTATCATTCAGGTTTTGGAGGTTCATGGAGTTGGTGAAGTTTCTCCAAATATAAAATTGCATCCATTAATTCTTCTTTCATATGTTGAATCCATTGTGAAAAACTTAAATCCTTTCTATCTAATGTAGTCCCATACTTCTTTTGTCCTAGTTCAGATCGTTCTTGAAATTGTCTAAGAACACTCTGAACTATTGAATCCATTATAATTAATATAAGTATCTTATAAGTAAATTACCATTCCATTGCAATATCTTCCATATTACATGCACCTTGCTCTACATCTTTACGTTCTTCTTCTTCTACACGAGCATTTGCTGAATTCAAATCAGTTTCAAATACAGATAAATCTTCTTCTGAACCTTCAGGTAATTTAGTTTCATCAATAAGAATATCTACAAATCCTGTTCCACATGGCGGTTTTTGTCCAAACATAATATTTGCCGATACACCACGCATATTATCAAATTGTGATCCTAATGCTGCTCCAAATAATACTTTTGTAGTTTCTTCAAATGTTGATTTAGCAAGAACACCTGATTCACTTTTATTCATACCAAACCTATTTGCTTCAATTAGACGACCAGGATAAGTCATTGTATCAATCAATGTAATCATATGATGATAATTCACAAATTCTGTAGCAAATACTTCCATAAATTCTTCAAATAACATTGAACGAACAGTTTCAATACCAAATACATCTAAAACTTCATAAATATCATTTGAGAATGATCGAAAAGGATCCGTTCCTGGAACTGAACTTAAATCAAGTAAATTTGTTCCTTCTACATCAAGAACATATTGTTTTAAAGGAACATATCCACTAATAGTTTCATCAAATAATAACTCTTTAGCTAATTCACGAACATAAACTTTTCCAATTCCTTCAACTCCTGTTAAAACAGTATCTAGTAACTTATCTTCGATAAATCTTAAAGATAAAGCATTCTTTACAACTTCTTGTGCGAATACAATACGAATTACAATTTTATCAGGTGAATTTGTATCTGAATGTGCACAAGAGAATATACGAAGAACTTTATTATTTTCTAGTTTTGTCTGAATTAATGTCATATCAATAATATTACGAGCAACCATTTCATCTTTATCTAATTCTAGTCGCATAATCCATGGAGATGTACAATTTTGTCCTTGTGTCACTGAAAATTTTTGGTATGATTTTAGTAATTCACGATCTTCTTCAACTACAGAATCAGGTGTTAAAGGATTTGGATCATAATAAATACGAACAGATTTTGTAATATCACGCATAGTAGTTTTTTGGATTTCCTTTTTCTTTGCTAGAACATCGTCAGATGAAACAGCTATATTAGAATCTAAATATACCACATTTGAAGGATTTTTAGGATTGGATGATACACTCAAAAGTTCTATAATACGAGGAACACCTTGCGTTGCATTAGCTTTAGCAGTTCCAGCTGAATGGAAAGTATTTAGTGTTAATTGTGTAGTAGGTTCACCAATAGATTGTGCTGCAATAGTTCCCACCATTTCACCAGGATGAACTGTAGATTGAATATATTTAAATTGAACTTCACGAATTAATTCATCAAATAATTCTTGAGTTAATCGTAGAACCATAATTGATTTTTTAGGTGCTAGATAAAATCGTAGTAAAATATGAAAGAGTTTATTATATTTTAGAATAGGTTCTTCACAAATTCTTTGTAATTCTTTAATCACATATTTTGGAGTTAAATTACTTTTTGTAGCATAAGGATTCGCATATTTTTCAGTAATACGCTTTAAGTTTACAGGAGCACTTACTTCTTCTTTTTTAGTAAATCTTAGAATATCACGAACAAGAATATCTCTATCTTTAATAATTTCATCTACTAAATCAGATGTATCATCAACATCTTCAGAACATACTTTCTTAAGTTCATCTAATGACAAAGCATAATGTTCATAAATATCTGCTAGAGACATTAATCCAAGATTACATTGTTGAACTTCTACACATGCAGAATCAATACCATCACCACCATACCTAAATTGTACGATAGTTCCATTAACATTACGAACAGTTCCATCATATTCTACATGTAAATCTTCCATTGACTTAACAAGTTTTCGTTGAATATATCCTGAATCTGATGTCTTTACTGCTGTATCAATCAAACCTTCACGACCACCCATAGCGTGAAAGAAGAATTCAGCAGGACGAACACCTGTAATAAATGAATTTTCTACAAATCCACGAGATTCAATACCATCATCATATTTAGCAAAATGAGGAAGAGTTCTATCTTGTAAAGTATATTGAATACGACGACCACCAATAAGTTGTTGACCTAATAAAGCAGCCATTTGACCAATATTTAGATATGAACCTTTAGAACCTGATTCTACCATTTCTTTCATACGATTATCATCAGGCAAACTTGCGGTCATTTGACTATTAATTTCAGATGAAATGTCTTTTAATGCATTCGAAATTTGATTTTCTAATTCTTCGCCATCAGGACGACCTGAATTATTTAAGAATGTTCCTGCATGAACACTCGATATAATTTCAGCTACTTTTGTTCTACCTTTTTCAAGTTGTGTTCGAATAACTTCCATCGTTTCTTCATTTGCAATTAAATCAGATGCGCCAACAGAAAATCCAGTAAATAAATTGAATTTTGTAATTACATTCTGAACGTCGTTAATAAACTGCCCTGCACGATGAGGACCAAAATCATTATAAATTACATGTAACAAACCTTCCGACGCTGATCCAAATGCGCCTTTCTTTAATTGTCCTTTAATAAGTCTTCCTTCTTTAATAACTAATTTGCTATTTAAGTCAATCAAAGGAAATGTAGTTGAAATTAAATCACGACCACTAATATTTTTATTCGTTCGAGAATATGTGGAAAGAGGTTTTTTCATTCTTGCAAGAATATTCATAGCAATATGTTCAGGAACTTCTGTATCTTTTCCAATACGAAATAAACCAGTCATCGTATCTTGAAAGAACTGAATAATAGGAGAATTAGTTCTTGGTGAAATAATTTGTCTTAGAACAGATGCTAAATATTTAAGCTCTGTTGCAGCAGCTATACTTTGAGGAACATGCATATTCATTTCATCACCATCAAAATCAGCATTATAAGGACGAGTAGCAGATACATTAAGACGGAAAGTTGAATAAGGAAGAACTTTAATACGATGACATTCCATAGAACCTTTATGTAAAGAAGGTTGACGATTAAACAAAACAACATCACCATCAACAAGATGACGATGAACAATATCACCTTCTTTTAAATCAATAATTTCAGGATTTACAAATTTTAAACTTAATGAACGACCATCTTCTTTCATAAATACTGATTTTGCACCAGGATATTTTCCAGTTCCATTACGAATATAAGAGATTAATCTATCACGATTATATCCAGTAACAACTTCAGGAAAAGTTAAATTCATTGCAATTTCTTGCGGAACTCCAAGTTCATCTACATCAATATTTGCATCAGGAGTAATAACAGAACGTGCCGAGAAATCTACACGCTTACCCATTAAATTTCCACGAACACGACCAGTTTTAGCACCAAGACGTGATTTCAATGTTTTTAAAGGACGACCAGAACGTTGGGCTGCAGGAGGTAATCCTTTAATATCATTATCTACATATGTTGCAACATCAAATTGAAGTAGTGCAGTATATTTTTTAATTACATCTAGTGATTCACCTTTATCAATCTTTTCACGAAGACGTTGATTATTACGAACAATATCAATAAGTTTATGTGTTAGATCATCTTCCATACGTTGATTATCTTCCATGATCACAGAAGGACGAACAGTAAGAGGAGGAACTGCCAAAACAGTACAAATCATCCAATCAGGACGAGAAAATTTAGGATTAAATCCAAGTAATTCTACATGCCGATCAGTAATACGTTGAAAACATCTTAGAACAAGTTCAACTTCCAAAGGAATAGGTTCTGATTCTTCTTCATATGTGATTGCTTGAAGAGACGCAACAGTCAAATCTTCTTTTTCAATCTTTTTTACAAGAGGTGTTTCACAATGAGGACACTGACCTGATTTAAGTTCTTTAGTTTTATAATTTGCAGTTTTATCACGAACTGCATTAAATCTATCCATACCTTGAAAATTCTTTTCAATCTTTTCAAGTTCTTCATCAATTAAATAAGGATTAGAACAATTTAAACATACATTTTGAAGAATCTTAATAATTTCAGGAAGAAATTGATATAAATATACAGGACGAGCTAGTTGAATATGTCCAAAGTGTCCAGGACATAGAAGATTTGTTTGCTTACATGTTGTACAAACTGAACCGTTGTCAATCACACCAAATCTACGATCAAATACACCACCTGGAACAGGTTGGTCAATTTGATAAGTTTTATCTGTAATAACCTCGACGACACTCCTTGAAAGAATTTCGTCGGGGTTGGCGATTCCAAATTGAACTCCAATAATTGTATCACCCATACTTATATTAATAATTCCTATGTTTATATTGTTCCGTTTTAAATAAATGCGACCATATCGCATTCCTATAATTAGAATTCCTATAAGACATCAAATTCCTCCTTCAAAATTATCTATGGAATCTATAGAAAAAAGACAAGAGATTATAATACCTATGATTTCCGAGCAGTCTCAAATGTCAGATTCCAAAAATCATCATCATCCAAAATAGCTTTAATTAATTTTTCATCATACTTTTCTTCTAAAGATTCTATCCATGAATGAAATTCAGGGCCAGTTTTAAGTTTAAATTTTTCAGGTTTCTTTAATTTTTTAGTATTTATATTATGCCACACATGATGACAAAATTCTTCTGTTTTATATCCATCTTCACTTTTATCTCTTAATTGTCTTACTTCTATAAACCATTTTTCCATTATTATTATAATTTATTAAAATAATGGATGTTACGAAACTTGTTATTGCATGTCACAGTGAAAGACAACATGGTACGTTAAACATGTATAAACTTGATGGAACATTTAGAGAACTTAATGGAGCAATATATGTTGACACTTCTGATAAAGAAGGTACACAATGGGATGATATTGACGACAATTCTAAAGAAGTAATTTGGTCTAAAAATTGTCCTGTTTTTCCTTCGTTTATTATAAATAAGGATCCGAGTGAAGTCGACGAAGACAGAATACGAAAATCTGATGAGATATTAACCTCAATTATGAATGAAAGTAAAAAAAAATTAAAACTTGGTGGAAAAATAGTTTTTCCTATTTCTAGCCAACATAACGATATTGGAGTAAAACCTAAACATTATAAAGGATTTACAGTAGAAACAAGAGATAATCTCGGAGAATACGAATATCCAGCAAAAAATTCTGCCCTAAAAGTCGAAAAGATGTTTATTTATACTAAAATCGGTGAAGGAGGACAAAGAAAAATGTATCTAAAAACTATTCGAAAATCACATAAAAAAGAAAAGAAATTTGATGCTGTTTTTGTTTACCCAGATGGACATCAAAAAGTAGTTCCATTTGGACAAAAAGGTTATTCAGATTATACTAAACATAAAGACAAGACGCGCAAAGCTAGATATCTAAAAAGACATTCTGGAATGGGAGAACATTGGAATAAACCTGATACTCCTGGCGCTTTAAGCAAATGGATTCTGTGGAATAAACCTTCATTTAAAGAATCCGTAAAAGATTTTAAGAGAAGATTTCAATTATAAATTGATAAAGTTCTTGCCGAAGGATCTGTAGTTTCTGGAGACCATTTAGGCATCCACATATAAGGTATTACAGATAAACACTTCTCTCCAAAAAATTCAATAAATAATTTTTTATACATATCTTTTTCAGATTCATAACCTTGAGAAATAGCATATTTATTTATAGATGCATGCCAAGGTTCTTCAATAGAACTTACACCATCACTAAATGCTTCTTTTTTTCTCCATAAAATTTGTGAAGGTAACAAATTTCTAGAAAATGATGATCTTAAAATATATTTTTCTTGTTTAGTTCTTAGAAATTTAGTTGGAATAGATCTCCAAACATTAACAAATTGTTTATCTAAAAAGGGTGTTCTTGCTTCTAATCCATGAGAAGACATACATCTATCACTTCTTAAAACATCAAACATATGAATATCAGTTAATAATCTTTCAATTTCTGATTCAAATTCTTGATCGGAAGGAGCTCTCGAAAAATATAAATATCCACCACCAATTTCATCTGATCCATCTCCATTAAATACAACTTTAATATCTGTATTTTCTTTAATATATTTTCCAATTAACCAATTGCCAACAGAAGCTCTTACAGTTGTAACATCATAAGATTCAATTGCATAAATTACTTCTGGAATGACTTTAAAAAAGTCTTCTTTTGTTAAAATAATTTCATGATGAATTGATTTGATATAATTAGCAACAATTCTAGCACATTTTAAATCAGTAGAATCTTTCATTCCAATACTAAATGTATTTAATTTATGACTATATTTACTAAGATTAGCACATACTAAAGAAGAATCTAATCCGCCACTTAATAGAGCACCAATAGGTCTTTCACTTAAAAGACGTTTTTTAATTGCTTTTTCAAATACATTTTTCAATGAATATGTTGCAAATACTTCATCGTTCAAACAAGGATTTTTTATCCATGGAATTGTATGGTATTTTGTATATTTATTTTGAGATAACCATGTTCCAGGTTCAAAAGGTTTTATTTCATCACATATATTTTCTAACGCTTTTATTTCAGATGATACAGCAAAATAATCTTTTGTTTTACCTATAAAAAGAGGTCTTACACCATAAGGATCTCTTCCAATAATAATTTCACCTGTAGAAATATTATATACGATTATTGAAAATACACCATCTAAGGATCTAAAAAATTCAGTAGGATTTAATTTTAAAAACAAATAAGGTAAAATTTCACAATCACTACATCCATTAGGTAAGTGTATATTCCATTCAGTAGCTAATTCTTTATAATTATAAATTTCACCATTACATACAACTGCTATGTTATTACGAATTATAGGTTGATTACCAATTTCGGATAATCCATTAATGCCCAATCTTGTAAATCCTAAAATAACATTCGTAAATTCTTCTATTGAAAGAAATTCAGGACCTCTTGGAATTAGTAATTCAATACATCTTTGTATAATTTCTTTTGATGGAAATTGAGATCCAAATATACCCCAAATTCCACACATATTTACTAGTGTAAGTTCATAATGTCTAAACTAAGAAACATATTTAAAGATAATCTTTGTATATAAAGTAGCAGTGTGGCCGAGTGGTTATGGCGCAGGTCTTAAGAACCTGTGGAGAAATCCGCGCGGGTTCGAATCCCGCCGCTGCTATTTGCCCTACTAGCTCAGTGGATAGAGCGCCGACCTTCTAAGTCGGAGGCCGTGGGTTCAATTCCCATGTAGGGTACTTGATCTCTTAGCTCAGTGGTTAGAGCGTCTGGCTGTTAACCAGAAGGTCGCAGGTTCAATCCCTGCAGAGATCGTTTAGACTATAAAACTGGAACCACTTTCGTGAATAGATCATTCCACGAAAGTGTTTTTTCACTCTCTAAATATAGTTTCGCATTTCTATTAAATGATTTAATGTAGAAAAATGCAACAACTCCAATAACAAATGGATACCATGTTTCCATTATATCTTTTTCAATATAGAATTCAAACCAACTCTAAACGAAGGATAATTAATATGGTTATAAGTACTTCTCCATCCTCTTAATCCAAAAATTTCTGTATTAAATCTTCTTCTCATGAAAAAGTTTCCATTAACACCAGGTATTAAAGCACCAACATATTGTGGACCCATACTTTTAGCAAATCTTCTAACACCAAATTTAACATTATCCATAGTTTTAATTAGATATGTTCTATTTTGCTTGAAATTTGTTTCTTTCATACGATTAATAAGAAATTCTTCTGTTTCTTTTTTCAATTGTTTAAGTAATTCTTTATATGCAGAAAAAGATTCTTTGTATTCTTGAATACCTTTTTTAATTTCAGGATTTCTTCTTGCTGAAGAAAAAATCTTTTTCAATAATCCTTCTCTTAAAACTTCATCTGTGATTTTATGTTTACCACAAAGAGGACATTGTGAATTAGTTTTATTTAATACATTAATTATACATGTTGTATGAAAAGCGTGCTGACAATCCAATTTAACACATGTAGTTGTAGATGAATTTGGATCTTGAAAAGATTTCATATCCATATGTTCATAACATATAGAGCATACGTCTGCCATTT